GTCAATCAGTATCCTGTTGGTCCCACTGATCACTTGCTGGAGCAAGGACATCGGGCAATAGCAGACTACGTATTAAAATATGATACAAATTAAAAATTTTGCTGTTAAAAACTTTTCCTGAATTGATTGAATGCTTAAAATCAGTGACCTAACAACCATTGATATAGAAACTATTAATAACTGCAATGCTCGATGCCCACTGTGCTTACGTGGTTCGGGTATGCGTACCAATGATTCGTTAGATTGGAATCAAGTGGTAGCAAACACATCATTGGAGTTATGGAAAAATCTCAAAGTTATAAACTTCAATGGTACCACCGGCGATAACATTATGCATGCCAATATAGAAGGAATTGTGCGCTGGTGCATTGAGAATACAGTAGCCGATATAAACATACACACCAATGGATCTTTGCGCAGTACCGACTGGTGGCAACAGTTTGGCTCCTTACTACAAGGTCACCCTCATAGAGTTGTGTTTGGAATAGATGGATTGGAGGACACCCACTCAATCTATCGTATAGGCACAGACTACCATAAGGTTATCGAAAACGCTCAAGCATTCATGGCCGGCGGTGGGCATGCAGAATGGCAATTCATTGTGTTTGAACACAATGCGCATCAAATTGAAACGGCCAAACAACTGGCGCACGACATGAGTTTCGCTAAATTTTTTGTGATCTATCAAGACCGGTTCAACGAGTCGGCTGACATTCCTGTCAAACGATACACTCAAGATCTCAAAGAGATCAATGCTGATGTAATATCAAACCCTTCGTCTAACAGTATCTCTCGACGCATTGCTGAGTCAGATCACAAGATCACTTGCCGAAGTCAAGAAATAGGGTGGCTATCAATTTACGCAGATGGAACAGTATGGCCTTGCTGTTGGCTCATGGGATGGCATCGTGCCCAGCATCAAGCACAGGCAACAATGGTAAACTATCACTTTAAGAAGATATTGAATATAGACTTTGATCAAATTTCCTTGTATAATCACACACTAGAGAGTATTGTGAATAGCGATCTTTGGCAAAAACGATATCCAGAAAGTTTTAAAAACAACCCAAATGCTATTTGTTTACAACAATGCTCAGGTAAAAAATGATCCAAATTAAAAATTTAACCGTTAAAAATTTTATGAGTGTGGGCGCGGCAACTCAAGGTATTGACTTTGATCGCAACGATCTTACACTGGTACTAGGCGAGAACTTGGACTTGGGCGGCGATGGCTCACGCAATGGCACCGGCAAGACCACAATCATCAATGCCTTGAGTTATGCCTTGTATGGCCAAGCACTTTCAAACATTCGCAAGGACAATCTAGTAAACAAGACCAACGGCCGGAACATGTTGGTGAGCCTGGACTTCTCAGTCAACGGACAAGAATACAGAATTGAACGTGGTCGCAAACCCAATGTTCTACGTTTCTACATCAATAACGAACACAAAGCCGCCGAAGATGAAGCACAGGGCGACAGTCGTGAAACCCAAGATGCTATTGAGCGTGTGATGAACATGAGCCACGACATGTTCAAACATGTGCTGGCCTTGAACACTTATACAGAACCGTTTTTGAGTTTGAAAGCCAATGACCAGCGAACTATTATCGAACAATTGTTAGGTATTACTTTGTTGAGTGAACGTGCTGATGCAATCAAGGAACTCAATCGTCAAACCAAGGACGCTATCCAGCAAGAAGAGTTTCGTATACGTGCTGTACAAGAAGCCAACAAACGCATCGAGGAACAAATCGAAAGCCTGCGCAAACGTCAACGTCTTTGGATTGCCAAGCGTGACGAGGATGTGGGCAAACTAGAACAGGCCATTGGCGATCTTGAACATATCAACATAGATGCTGAAGTACAAGCACATAGAGATCTAGAAGAATTCCATGTAAAGAAAAAAGCCATAGATGATGCCAATCGTTACATTCGTCAAATCGACGCAGATGATGCCAAACTCAACAAACTGTTAGACAAACTCAAGACTGAGATTGGCGCACTGGATGCTCACCGATGTCATTCATGTGGGCAAGACTTGCATGATGACAAACAAGAAGAGTTGAAACAGGCCAAACAGGCCTTGGTACAAGAAACAGCACTGCAACTGTTGGCCAATGATACTCAACGCACAGAACATGAAGATACCATTGCCGAAATTGGCGTGTTAGGCACAGCGCCCACAGTGTTTTATGATTCGTTAGAGCAGGCATTGAATCATCGCAACACAGTGGAAACCTTACGAAAAGATTTGGCCGGCCGTCAAGCAGACGTGGATCCTTATGAAGAACAGATCTCAGACATGCAAGGACAAGCCTTGCAGACAGTGTCATATGATGCCCTGAATGAACTCACTAGAGTGCAAGATCATCAAGACTTCTTGCTCAAGTTGCTAACAAGCAAAGATAGTTTTGTACGCAAGAAGATCATTGATCAGAACTTGAGTTATCTAAATGCACGACTAACACACTACTTGGATCGTATCGGATTACCTCATACTGTGAAGTTTCAAAACGATCTAACTGTGAGCATTGAAGAACTGGGTCGCGAACTGGACTTTGACAACTTGAGCCGTGGTGAACGCAACCGATTGATCTTGAGCATGAGTTGGGCATTCCGTGATGTATGGGAAAGTTTGTACTCGCCCATCAACTTGTTGTTTATTGATGAACTGATTGACAACGGCTTGGACACACAAGGTGTAGAGAATGCACTGGCCTTGCTAAAGAAAATGAGTCGTGAACGTCACAAATCAATTTGGTTAGTATCACATCGTGATGAACTAGCCGGGCGTGTGGAGAACATTCTCAAAGTGATCAAAGAGAATGGTTTTACCAGTTACAACACGGATGTTGATCTTGCGTGACATAAAAGTTCTACACCTAGAGCCCACAGACGTATGCCAAGCGGCGTGTGCGTTGTGTGCTAGAGAAACTGACCCAAACTTTAGAAAAGATTGTCAGCATCATCTCTCCATGGATCAAATACTAAAAGTGTTTGACGAAGAAAAAATTAAAGAATTGGAAAAAATGTTCATGTGCGGCAACTACGGAGACCCAGCCGCTGGTAAACATACCTTAGATGTCTTTCGAGAATTTAGACGTATCAATCCTGACATTGTGTTGGGCATGAATACCAATGGTGGTATTCAAACTACATTTTGGTGGTACGAACTAGCAAAAATATTAAATCAGCCACAAGACTATGTGGTATTTTCAATTGACGGTTTAGAATCGACCAATGCTACATACCGTCAAAATGTAGTTTGGAACAAAGTCATGACCAATGCTCGATCGTTTGTTGAAGCCGGGGGATCAGCACACTGGGACATGTTGGTATATCGTCACAATCAGCACGAGGTTGATGCTTGTGAACAACTGGCCAGAGATTTGAGATTTTCTTGGTTCAGAGCCAAAGTTTCAAAACGTGGATTTACTGAATCACTACGGTTTCCCACAGGATGGCAACCAATTACTGTTGACACATCAATTATTGAATGTCGTGCATTAAAAGAACAAAGTGTTTATATAGATGCACAAGGCAATCTCAGTCCGTGTTGTTGGCTAGGATCTAGACAACAAGATTTTATTACTGATGTTGATACTATTCCATTACAGAATATCATATGTTCAAACACTTGTGGTTTTGGCGCCACGGGTACAGCATTTGATCAGCAATGGCAACGAGAAGTAGCATTATGTTAAAAACATTTGATTTTAATACTATTGACGAGTATCAAATAGAAGTGACCACTTACTGTAATGCCGCATGTCCCCAGTGCCCTCGCAACAATAATGGATCAGGTGTCAACCCATATCTGACTCTAGAGCACTTGCCAAGAGCAGTAATCGATTCTGCCTTTGATAGTGAGTTGTGCAACCGGCTTCGACAAGTGTTCTTTTGTGGCAGTTACGGCGATCCTATAATGCACCCGGAGTTCTTGGATATCCTTAGAGACTTTAGACGCAAGTGTCTTACTCTTTGGTTGTATATTCACACCAATGGTGGTGCCCACAACACAGAATACTGGCAAGAGATGGCCAAAATCATTGGTGGGTACGGTCAGGTTGACTTTAACATCGATGGTCTTGAAACTACCAATTGGCTCTACAGAAGAAATACAGACTTCAACAAAATCATTGCCAATGCCACCGCATATATCAATGCTGGTGGTCGTGCTGTCTGGAACTTTATTGTGTTTGAACACAATCAAGATCAAGTTGAACAAGCACGAGAACTAAGCAAAAAAATTGGGTTTCGAGATTTTAAATCACGTGCTACTGGTAGATTTTTAAATTATCAAACCATGGATACATTCAATGAGTGGCCTGTTCAGACAAAATCAGGGCAAGTTGAATATGTATTAACTCCTACCACATTGGACAAATACAAGAATCGAAGTATTGAGATATTACCCGATATTAAAAAAGAATACCCAGACATGCAAGAGTATTTTGCTAACACCGAGATATGTTGCGATTCTTTGGCAGGTAGTAAGGTAGCAATCAATGCCAGTGGGCTTGTATTACCTTGTAACATGCTGAATCATAATTTGAGTGACGATAGATTCCGTGATCAATCAGTATTGCCTTACAGTAACGATCTCAGTGCTGTCGACGGTCGAAATCAAGTTCAAGAGTTTGTTGATCGTCACGGTGCTAACAACTTGAACATACACCATCAGTCACTAAAACAAATATTTGCCAACTCGTTTTGGGCAGACCTTGTGAACAGTTGGAAGTATAATACATTTCCCGAACGACTGTTTGAGTGTGCCATGACCTGTGGCAAACAATTTACCAAAGTATGGGACCAAACAAAAATGACAAAAACATTCTTAATCACCGGGGGCAACAGAGGCCTGGGTCAACATCTGACTGAAAAGTTCAATGGTACCAGTATCAGCAGAGCCGACGGTTATGACATCACAAAGGATCTCAAATCCATTGCAGAGATGAGTTTGAAATACGATGTGTTTATTAATAATGCATTTGATGGTCCACCACAAGAAGATTGGGCTAACTTTGCTCAGGCTCAGGTGTACATGGCTGTTTATGATGCATGGAAAGCCGCAGGAAAAACTGGACATATTTTTAACATCGGTTCAACTGGTAGTAAAAACATTGTTGCTCCTGAGCCAAGATTTGAAACCTACAGGGTCAGCAAGGCTGCACTTGAACACGCAAGCCGACAAGGTACACAAGCATTCAAGCAAAATCTAGTGCCGTTTAAAACCACGCTGATTACACTGGATCGCTTGGACACAGAACTCAGTCGTAGTCGTTCCACATGGACCGGCAACGGCATCAATTTAACCGATATAAGCAATTTTATACAATACACTACCGCAGTGAGTCAAAACACCGTGGTAGAAGAGGCAACTTTTTACGTCAATTTCGATCATAAGGCATAACTATAGCGCAAGGACAAATCTTACAAACATATGACATGGCTATATCAAGATACCCCAATTGAGACGTTGCCCGAAGAGTGTGTTGGATTTGTTTACTTGATCACAAACAATCTCACTGGACGCAAGTACATAGGCAAAAAATTAGCAAAATTTTCTAAGACAACACAAAAAACAGTCAAACTCAAAAACGGCACAAAAAAGCGGAAGAAGATACGCTCCAAGATCGACTCAGATTGGAGAGAGTACTACGGGTCAAGCCCAGAATTAACCGCAGATGTAATCACACTAGGCACCGAAAACTTTACCAGAGAAATACTCTACTACTGCGGATCAAAATCCGAATGTAG